TTTGACCTTGAAAGCAGATCCCCAAGATTTAGGGTCTTCTGTTCCAATCTCTCTTTTTACATTTCCATAGATCTCCATTTCATTATCCCAGTCCTGACCATCATTATATGTAACTGTCAAGAACATGTCAAATGTGGGATTCCATGATCCCCATTGTTTTTTAACATCGTAGTCTAGTTTAACCGATTTAACAGTTGCTACTGATACATAACCGCCTGCCATTATTTCTTCTCCTTATTTTGTTTTCTTAATTTCTTTATGTTAGCGTTTAATTTCTCAATGGCCTCTTGAGCCTTTTGCTCCGTTGGGTTTGAGTCTATCAATGCACGTACCTTTTTCTCGGTTTCCGTTCCATTGAATACTGGATCTCTACTAAGTCTATCCAGTTTTACATTTTGATCTACAGTTATATGCCCTTCTTGAGGTATTTGTCCGTTAATCAAAGTTTCTGGTCTATAGTCGAGATCTCTAATGTCCTCTCCAAACCATAGTTCAATACCAAATCCTGTCAGCATGCTACCAGCCTTTGCTATACATCTTCTTATGGTATTTTCTACTTGTGCAGAATCTGGTGTTTGTGCAGCATTCATTTTGAAGTCACGAATTGCTAGACATTCTTCATGCCAATGTTCATCACCATTACGGTCTTCAACTGACAATGTTACTTTTACCAATGCAGTTCCATTTGGTAATAACATGTACGGAACTGTTAACGATGTACCATTTTCTTTAGTTATGGTATATTCGTGTATCTTGTATGTAACATACTGAAAATTCTTTTTCAGATAGTCGTGCATTACTGCCCAAGATACATAGTCTGCTGAGAACTTACCTCCACCTTTTGTTTCCACAAATGGTTTGTAGTCCTCATGTCTTAATGTTGAGTAAAACTCATTCATTCTAACTCCTGTTTGTTATGTTTTTAAAATATTTGGTTTGACTAGCCCCTAGGAACGCACATGTTCCTTAACCGTGTGTGTTTATAGTCTAATACTTATCTGCTCGCTTACGGAGTTGAATCGTGTACACTTGACTAACAGATAGTACTCAGCATTTTTACAGAGGTCTTACAATGGACGTTAATTATTATTAACCTAGCTCTGTTCATCGGTGATCAAACCTAAAATAAAGGAAGCAGTGCAGGAGATGGACGATGCGGAGTCCAACCTTGAACCTTAGAGGTACACTGCTTTCCTTTTATATAACTACTTTTATCCCAGACCTTAATCTGTCTAAATAGACATGATTCGGATTTTAAGGTACCAGTAGTTATAGATTTATGCAGTTGCGTAATCGTGCAACTTGATATGTTGTTGTATGATCTTGTTCGGTGGCGTGCTCTTTAGTGCTTCCGTACAAGCATTATACAATGACCACATGTTGTTTCCTTTAAACTCTTCATATGGTGGGTTTTTCCAGCAATTAACGGCTGTTGTAAGTTGCCTTGCTTTTAATACTCCATATCCAAACATGCGTCCTAAGAATTGATAAGCATCATCTGTTTCAACTCTAATGCCTTTCATGTCTTCTCTGTCCTTAACAATATTCTGGAACTTTGATCCCTTTTGGAAATCATATATCGTTCCTATTAGTTGTTTTCTAAGGTCATCGAATACATTCTTTGTATGTTTACGCATTATGACAAAATCTCCAGCGAATATCAAATTGTCACATACTGTAATGGAACCTCCAAAACAGTAACCATTTGACATGCTTTTGTCATAACTTGATCGTATTCCAAGAGATAGATTCATTTCTGGATCATCTCCTTCAAAGTTCAGTATGGCAAACATTCTTTGGTCTTTAGCTGCCAAAGCGTATTGTGCATCTCTGAATTTGTAATCTGTTAACAGATCTTCAGCCACTTCCTGTGCATTTGTGACTAGGTCTGTAAATGCAACAGGTGTGTATGTTTCTGTCTCTTCTGGTAGTGGTACGCCTTGTAGTTCAGCAAAACTGACTGCACGACCTCCACAGTGTAGTAACATCATGTTATTTATCCTTTAGTCTTCTTTTATGAATTCAGATCTTATTTTCTTTCTATTGTTCACTGAGTCAACCAGTAATCTTATTGGTATGAAATATCGTATGGCAGACTTTACTCTGTAACATGTTTCAACATTCAATAGATAGTAGGCTAATTTTCTCATGTGAGCCGTATTTTTCTGTGTTTTATTCGTATACTTACAATAAACACCCATTGCCATCTGATATGTGCCAGCGGATCTTCCATTTTGTAGTATTCTTTCAAACATTCCTTTAGCATATGTTTTACCTAATGCTTTTTCTAACCATTTTATCCTTCTTAAATGGATCTCAGGTATGCTTGCTCCATTCATGTATCTCCATAGATACTGATTTCCGTTCATCAATTGAGTATGTTCGTTTGTATGTACAAACAATTTATCATATTCTTTACTTGATGTACTGTTGTGTTTGATCACTGGAACTTCTTCCAGTTTTAGCATCTTACAAGCCATTAATCTCCTATGTCCGTCTATCACTGTTTTATTACCAGCAATTATTATAGGTTGTAATAACCCTACCATTTTGATAGAACGAGCCAATTTGGCCACATTACGTTCTCTTTGAGGTGGATTTAACTTAGATGGCTTAAGATCACTTATTTTACATGTTGTAAATTCCATTGTTTATCCTTTTTTGTTAAACATTTGTTCACATTTTTCTACTTCATCGCAGAGCCTGCGAATATACTCGTCAAGCTCTGCATCTTTCTTATCGACATGATTGTATCGAAATGCATTTAGTGCATCAATGATCGTTTGTACTTCTTTACGTTCATCGAATGCTAATGCTGGTCTTTGGTCAGGGGTATACGCCTTATTCATTCCTTAAAGCCTTTTTTATGATCTCAAGGCTATTTTTAACCCTTTGTTCGCTTTCTTCCATTGTGTAGTGTACTATCTTCGTTTCTCCATCGTGTTTTATTTCGTTTAGTTCTGCTCGTACTTGCAATAAGGAATACTTCAGACTTCCTATCTCTTTATGCAGTTCCCTGTTCTCTTTGGTCAAACTTCTAATATCGTCTTCCCTTTCAAGAAGAAGTTCATTGGTGTAAAACCCTTTTACTTTTCCCATTTTATTTCTCTCCATTTCATCGGCTTTAGCCATGTCTTTTCTAAATTGGTTCATGTCATAACCTATGTCTAGCCAAGGTTCTCCCATTTCTTATCCTTTCTCATTTCTAACTTGTTAAAGAACCATAACCACATCAATAAGGCTATTACTAAACCTATGTTTGCTGTAATGAACCATGTTACATACAGCATCCAGTTTGGTAGATCCAGTATTATCATGATATCTCCTTATTGACATCTGTTATGATCGCTTGATCAACTCCAACCTCTCCCATGATGCGAACTATTCTTCCTAGTTGTGCACCTGATTGATTTGTTTTTGTTTCTATCGTTGCTCCCTCAACAAGTAGTTCAATGTTATAACGCTTTCTATCTCTAATAGAATCAATAGCATAGCGTGTTCCATTTGCAGCAAGTCTTAGCATTTGATTTAATGCCAATGCTAAATAACCTGCTCCCTTTGCGACAGTTGCAAATGTAGTAGCCTTACTCATCTTGCTATCACATTTTCTTCTATGTAATCAGCGATCATTTCAAAAGTATATCCTTCATTATCGTTTAGATCTATGACATATTCTTGAAGATCACCTGTACGTATTTCTAGTGGTATGTTTTTATACTCAGCATCTGCAAGAGTTGAGTCTAGATCTGATACTTGGTGTATACCATCCAAATTCTCGTAGATAATATCATCACAAGCGTGTAATGCTACTCCAAGTGCACAAAAGCTACCACAACTGTAAAGTGTTCCATCTGTTTGTTCGTAATCGCCACTTCTCAAAGCAGTGATCCATTTTTCTTTATATTGTTTAGGTAATTCCATTTATTTCTCCTTTTTTCTAGAAAATTCAAAAGTTCCAAACTCTATTATTCTTATTTTAGCCTTTAACCAATTATAGCACAGATCTTGTATCATGCTATCACTTAATTTAAGATCGTCTTGTATGTCACGCAGTTCTTCAAAAAGCATTTCATTTAGTCTTGGTAACACTATTTCTGACATGTGATCTCTCAATATGTCTTTTTCTGTTATCATATATGATACCCCGTTTCTTGTATGTCTTCTGACAGTTTATCGGCTATCTTAATAAGATTTCTATTTGTTGCCTGTACTTGTTCCAATAGATTGGATATTGTTGTCCATATCTCATCTAGTTCCTGACTGATCTCATTAAGATCGTTAGGATACCCTTGTAAGCTCGTAAATGCTGTCTTTAAGGCATCTTTATTGTAAACTCGATTAATGTTAGCACTTTCCAATCTTTTGGCTAATTTGACCATTTCTTGCATTTTAGTCTCCTTTTATTACATTGTTATAGGATTCAAAAGTAAGTCTTACAGCACTAGAATTGTTTGAGATGACCTCAACATATCCTGTTTGTCCAACTTTTATATGATTAGCGTCTAAGAATGACTTAGGAAGTTGGACTCTACCTTTGTTATCTATTTTTAATCTACATATTTTCATGTTTTACCTTTCGTCTATCTGTGCATCTATCACAGAATCAACTTGTTTTGTTATGTTATTGAATAATGGTTTTTTGTGTATCATGTCATGTTTCCATATCTTACCTTTTTCATGTTCTTCAAAACATTTAGGGCAATACTCAACATCATGATAGTTTTTATGCAAAACACCATTTATTGTTTTTGTTGTTACAACTTCAGCGTATTCTAAAGTTGTTCTAGGATGATGTCTACATGCTATCATGTTGTTCTCCTTTTAATATTTACCAGAGCAGTATAGACAGCCTTAACTAGGTCTACTTTTGCGTGCACAGGACTCCTACTCTGGCTTTTTACAGTAAATATTGTGAAAATAATAGCAAGTATTCCGTACACGAATCTCGTTAATGGTGGTCACAGAGTCGAATCTTCAATCGTTACTCTATTCTTGCTATTAATATTAGAAAACTCCCTGTATCTGTGGACACCACATACACCACAGTTTGTTAAGGAATAATGAATACAGGGAATTACAAATAAAGGAAGCAGTGCCTGTCAAAACACTGCTCCCTATTTTACTTAACCATAGTATAATTCTTGTTTCCGTCATCATTTGTAAAATGTTTTTTAAGTCCCTTATTGATGTTTTAGAATTTACCACTCTTCAGTAAAACAATCAATCGATACTTGCTGTATCTTGTTCGCACAACCCAGTTGTTCAGGTTTTTAAATAACCATAGAGATGGGTGAAACACCTTTTTAAGATGTTCTTACGCTGAGGAACGAAGCGTAAAAAAAGCACATAGGATGTCCCATGTGCTTTTAGTTCTACCAACTCTACAGTTCTCTATCACCTGAACTATTAGATTATTGGTTGAGTGGCTATGATGTCATATTGCTACGAGCGATCATATATCTTACAGATCCTTTATCCTTAGATAGAAGTTCTGTATCTTCCAGAAGTCTCATACCTCTGGGGAGTAATTCTGTTTCAACAAACTCATCCATTTCAGACAGACCATCTTCAGTTGTCTTACACCATAGGTTGAAGATAACATCATCAGATACACTAGAGATCAATTCATTTACACTAGTGTTTTGATTATCGTAACCATCGTCTGTTTTTGTTGATTTCTGTAACCAGATATTGTCATATTGACTATCTGCTTTCTGTTCAGCAACTTTTCTGAACTTTTTCATTATTTTCTTAAAGTCCATTATAGACTCCTTTTACTTTGGTTAAGTAGGCAGAATTGCCAGACATAGAGGAAGCAGTTTTTGTGTTGTTCCACAAATAAGAAGTACAGGGTGCCAAAGGCACTCCTTGTTTAGATTCTTGTTCGTACTATGCTTATTTAATTTTTTTAGACGCTGTCTCTCTGCAGGCTCAAACTTGAAAGTATGGCTACATACAGAGAGATTTTGTCTAATTTTAAACATAGAGGAAGATGCTTTATTTATTCCTTTTTAGTCTATCTATCATCTGTTTCAAGGATTCAAATATCCTTGTTGGATGACCTTTTAGTTTAGATCTCTTGTTTTTCATTTGTTTACTCTTTATTAGTTAAAAATTGCCTCCCAACCCAGTTATGGGGAATTTTACGGGAGGACTTATACATAGAGGAAATTAGTTTTCTGGTCTTGTAACAACAATTATCTCAGGCTCTGATTCAAACTGTTCTTTGATACTTGAGATGGTGTCTCTAACAAGTTCTTGAGGATTACCATCCTTTATCTCTTGATGCACCATTTTACCAGTATCAACAGCCTTTTCTACTGCAATCGCTGTTGCACCAATGCTAAACCATACTACATTCTTTAATATATCCATAATTAACTCCTTATTTAGACATAGAGGATAAACCCCACCGAAGTGGGGTTTATTATTATTACTTTAGATCACCACAGGGGAATAAAGCATTTATCATAAACAAATACATTATTATCTTTATCATACGTATTTAAGTAAGCATCATACGCTTTTCTAAATTCATCTTCTACATCAAAATCCATTTCTCTATCAGCACCATTTTCAGCGAATAAGCAATTTAAAGTATTTTCTACTATACTATACCATTCTTCATATTTTAACATAATATACCTCTTTTGTTTATACATAGAGGAAAAGCCCTACCGAAGTAGGGCAAATCCATATTATTTAATCAGAAGTATAACCATCGCATTGTGTGCATCTTTTCTCTGGGATTCTTTGATCAATTTCATATAGATATTTTGATCCATGATTGCATTTAAGCATGTTCCAGAAATTGATAAAGTTCCAATAAATTGTTGAGTTCTTTAAATAGTTAATCATAATAAACCTCTATGTTTAGTTAAAGCATAATTGCCATACATATAGGAAGATTTGTTTGTTGTTAGCATATAGAAAATAAAGGGTGCAAAAGCACACCTTGCTGTAAAAAAAACCCTACGGAAGTAGGGCTTTTCTTTCATTCTTTTCTATGAATCTTTCTGCTGTTGTTATTATATCTCGTTCTTCATCTTCATTAGATATTTTAGTATTTGTCCATTCTGTAATATTGCCTGAAGTATCTGCAGAAAGAGGGATATCAACATAGTAAGGAAATTTACTCTTTTGAGCAAAGAATGAATTGATGTATGATAATATTCTGTTAAGCATAATGTATCCTTATAAGTTATACATAGAGGAAGATAAATACATATAGTACGCTGTACCGCTGTATGGATTTATATTATACTCATCGTGAGCAGGGTATGTGAGTGTAGTGTACGAACATAGGGTATGCTCGAAGAGTATAACAGGGTGGGTTAAATGTAACGGGTAACACACTGTTGTGTGCGTGTGTTACACCTTGGTTAAGTGTAACTCAACAGTTCAACTCAACCTGAAATACAACGGGCACCCTGAATCCAAGGGGGGTACATGCAATATGTTCCCCTCACACACATTCTAGTGATACTTTCATAAGAGTACTTGAAACAAATGACCAATTAAAGCGTTGTATAGTTGAACATAGCGGTATTAACTTGAAGTAGCGTATGAAAAGCAAACCTAAACGTGAGTATGAGGTTTTTAACATGGAGACTGGAGAGTGGGAATCAAGGATCATGACAAATGAGGAATATCTTGAATTACAGCATGAGATGGACATGAGTGCTGATCAGATGGATGCAGAGTATCAAGTGATAACTCGCATCATTTCTCAGCAGATGGAACTACCTCAACCGCCTAAAGAGAGTATGGATTAATACATAGAGATATATATATAAACATATAGCTATATGTACATGTAGCTATATGTACATATAGCTAAACGTGTGAATATCAAGCGAAGAATAAATGGAAAGACGGGTAAATACCCAGTATATGACAAGGCAAAGGCCATTGACAAAGGGCTTGATTTCGTCTATTGGAGGCAGGCAGAGATAGGAGATTGGGCGATCACGGATGATGACTACGTAGCAGAATGCTATGATCGCAAGGATTACACAGATAAGAATGGAAAGGTCAAGACCTTCATTAAACTTACCTGTGGTGTAGGATGGGATAGTGGATTCTCTAAAATAAATTTTTTAGAAAATCATAAATATGGGGTATATAGTAAAACAAACCCCAAAAGGAGTTGGGATGAACAGGAATCTGGCACAACGAGGAGCAAGAATACTATTAATACTTATGCGAATATGCTACTTAACAATGGTCAGGTGGACTATTCAGTTCTCGGACAGATCTATAGACCTGATCAGGAGATTCCAGAAGCAACCGTTAGAAGATTTCTTAAACAAAAGGTAGCAAAACGCATGGTTGAGAAGAAAATAAAAGAATTATTAAGTGATAAATCCATTAACAAGGAATTTGCGGTAGATAATATCATCCGTGCCTTGCAAATGGCTGAATCAAAAGGGGATGTGAACAACTTTCTAAAGGCTAATGACTATTTGATGGATCTATTAGAGATGAAGCCAAATAAACAGCTTATTACGGACACCATACAAGTGGACATGACCAAGCAAATAGCAGATACGATAGCAAAGGAGGAGAAAAAGGTCACATTAAAGAGGAGTTCGGAGACAAATGAAATTAGCGAATGAGGCATATCGTGAATATGAGGGTATTACTAATCACAGGATGAAGGATGAGCAATTAGAGGTAGCCGTTAGGGCTTTACATGTCATAGCAGTAATGACAAGTGGCTCATCTGACGTAATGACCAACATAGCCCTAGATGCCTTAAAAGAAATGGAAACATTCGGCTATTTATACGACCAATTCAACGAAGATTACGAATAATTGTTCGATTATTGTTCCTTAAAGAAAAAGAAGTGTGGTTTCGCAGGCTCATATGAAAATATAATGCATTGTGGACTAAAAAAAGGCAATATGTTAGAAACAAGCATTTCAAACATGACCAAATGCCCTTATAAGCCAAAAAAACGTGCAAGACGATAGAAAATACATACAGGATAAACTAAGAAAGAACATGATCATGTTTGGAAAGGTCATCATGTCCAACATGTTCTCTGCTGCATCTCCAGATTTTCATTATCAGATCGCTGATGCCATCACAGATGATGAGCAGAAGCAGGTCAACATCATTGCCCCACGTGGTCATGCCAAATCCTCCATCGTTGGAGGTGTTTATCCCTTATTCCACATCATGAATGACAGTGGGGCAAAACTTATTGTGTTGGTCTCCCGTACTCAAGATCACGCCATCAAACTCCTTGGAACGATCAAGGATACCTTAGAATACAGCGAAACCTTCAGGCAGATCTATGGGTATTGGGGACAACACAGTGCAAAACAATGGTCTAAGACAGAAGTGGAGTTAAAAGATGGCTCCATGATCATCTGTAAGGGTACAGGACAGCAATTACGGGGTATAAAAGTAGGCAGTCAAAGGCCTACACTCATTATCGTTGACGATCCAGAGGATGAGAATAATACCAAGACAGCAGAAGCCATGGAACAGAATCTTAGATGGCTACTGCAGAGTGCTGTGCCCTCATTAGACCCAAAGAAAGGAAAGATCATTGTCATTGGTACTCCACAACACCAGCGATGCATGGTTGAGGTATTAAAGGACATGAAAGGCTGGAAGAACATGCATTTTAGCCCAGACCTTAATAATAACGTAGCCTTATGGGAAGATTGGCAGCCTATATCTAAATTGATACAAAAAAAGGAAGAATTAGAGTCCATAGGCAGAAGCTCTGTGTTCTATAGAGAATACATGTGCCAGATCGTTGGAGATGAAGACCAACTCTTCCAAGAGTCCTATATACAGTACCACGACTACGAATTGAAGATAGATAACAATAATAATCATTATTTGACAAATGGGGATGAGGAATTCCCAGTAAATGTGTTCATGGGGGTTGATCCTGCTTCTTCGGTACGCAAAACGGCTGATTACTCAGTGATCATGCCAGTTGCAGTAGACGAAAACAATAACAGGTATATTCTCCAGTATTACCGCCAAAGGGCAACTCCCATGCAACTAGCAGAGAATATCATAGAGTATTTCAAGTTATTCAAGCCTGTTAAGGTTAGAGTAGAGAGTGTGGGCTATCAAGAGATGCTCAGGGAATACCTAAGACAGCGTTGTGAAGAAGAGAACATCTTCATATCGGGTCTAGAGATCAAAGAGAACCCTAGAACCAGTAAATCATCAAGATTAGAGACCATGCAGCCTTATTTTGCCCAAAAGAAGATGTACATGCTAGAATCCATGAGTGAACTACGTGATGAACTTCTGCTATACCCCCGTGGGAAACACGATGACCTTTTAGATGGACTTTTTTATGCAATGAAAAAATGTTACACACCTTATCATAAAAGTGTTGCAAAAGAAAATAAAAAGTCTTATACTCCAGACAATTTAGATGACGTAAGCTGGAAGATAGCTTAATTTGGAACTTTTACTTAAAGTATTAGTTTAATGATTCAAAGTCTGTGACGCATTGCATAAAGATTCATATAAAGACCCTGACGTACAATTAACACAAGACCTATTATCGGATTATGCCTCTGCCCGTGAGAACTGGGTTACTCAAGCAGTAGAGGACAATGAGTTCCGTAATGGGAAACAGTGGACGAATGATCAGGTAACAGCCCTTCGACAGAGATCACAAGAACCTCTTGTGGTCAATGTAGTATATAGTGCAGTTGAGCAGGCAAAGGCCATGCTCACATCCAATAACCCAAAATTTCAATCAACGGCAAGAGAAAATAGTGATGCTAAGGTCGGCAGGATGTTTTCCGATCTGATGGCTTACATCTGGGATCACTCAAACGGCAATGTAGAGTTAAAACAGGCGATAGACGATTACTATGTAAAGGGTATGGGTGTCATGATGGCCTATATCGATCCCGATGCCGACTTTGGCTCTGGAGAGGTCAAGATACAATCCATAGATCCACTAGAACTATTCATTGATCCAAGTAGTAAGGATCCATTCTGTAGAGATGCTGCTCATATCATTGTTGGTAAGATCGTTACACAGACACAACTTATCAGCATGTACCCTGAGTTTGAACAGATCATCCGTGAAAGTTCTGAGACCAGTTATCTAAATAGCGTATCAGAGTCAAGACATGCTTTAAAGGATGAAGATGTTACCTTGAAAAGAAGAATGACAGGACAATCCATCACAGATGAGAGAGAACTGGAGTTATTTGAGAGGTATACAAAGATAAAGCGTCCTTACTTTAAAATATATGACCCAAGAAGCAATGAGCAAAAGGTTCTTAGTGAGGTTGATTACGAAGAGTATAAGCAAGAGCCTGTTGTCGTAGTGACCAATGCTGAGGGCGAGAACATTTTTACAGATAAAGCAAATGTAAGTCAGTATACTGAACTGTATAATCAGTTTGGTGAGAAGTTTCATTTCATGCTTGACCCAATGACAGGGCAGCCAACACCCATGGCTGGTGAAGAGCATGAAGGTGCGATCCCTAATTCAACTACTACCATTGATATCATGACAAAAGAAGCCCTCATTGAAGCAGA